CAGGATCCGCATCAGTTACAATATTAAATTTAAGATCATTATAAATTATTTTATGAACGTACTTAGAAATTACTCTTTCTTTTTGTTCATAGTCATTCCATTCACAATAATCACCATCAATAGTATTCCCCGAAACCAAATCATTATTATAATAAAATGGTCCAACTGGTGGAAGAGTATTTGAATTGTATTGTCCTTGTGTTATGTTCGTATTCGATAAGAAGTTGCCTTGGTCCCACCAAGAATTTGGTAATCCATTATCTAATGGTTGGTTAAATCCCCAACCTTGTTTCATACCTTTTGTCCATCCAAAGTAACCTTTCCATATCGTAGTAAAATATAGTTCAGAAATTGGTCTATTTTGATTATCACGTAATGGTTTGATATCTATATCAGTATTAAAGGATAAAGTATACGATTGATTCCCTTCTCTAACTGAAGTTCTATTAATGTTATTTGGACTTAACACATCTTTCTCAAATTTTGATTTTGACTCAAAAATGTTTTGTTCAAACCCAGCCTTTATTAATAATGCAGATTCAGAATTAGTTAATATTTTATGTACCCTAACATAATATTCGGATCTTGTTTCACCTACATTACTTTTATTTATTATTCTTCTGAATGTACTTGAGGTCCCACTTTGGAATGTAGTTCCTGTAAACCCAACATTATATATGTTGAAAATGTACTCCTCACTTCCAAATCCTGCGTCCCCAAGACTATTAACTTGGAAAATAGTTTCCCCATTATAATTAAATGGAAATTCTACGTACTCACCTGTTAATACCCCGTGTTTCATCGGACATTTAAATGTAATGTAGTTCCCATTATTATCACTACCTGATGTTATCGTAAATGGTATACCATCTGATGCCATCCAAAACCAAGATGCCGATGTTTCACTATCAATCGCAAATAAAGGTTTGGTATAATCATTACTATAAGCGTAACTCATATAATGAGTCCAATTATAGGTTGAAGCACTTTTATTTATGAATGTCACATGATTATTTGGAGGTTGTGTATAACCTGGAATATTATTATCAAGTCTAATAAAATCAAATTCACTATACTGAGGATAACCTTCCCAAGGCGTGTTAGGATTTGTTGCGTAAGATATTGCATTATTAATTGCATTCGTATAATACAAATTATTTCTATATGGGACATATGTTGTTGATCCCGTATATTCGTTTTTAAATATGAAAGTATATTTAGTTACAGGTCTAAAAATTGACGATGATTGTCTTTCATCATCAAAAACCTGTTGTAAACTTAAATCAACATTTCTATCAAATTCAATTATCTCTTTTTCTGTTTGTTCCAATGGAACATTTATAAATAGATTGGTATCACTTGATCCTTTATATCTTAAACTTCCTAATACAATATTTGTTGAATTATCTATCATTTTATCCTTCGGTATTTACGTATAATTTAACAAACTTATCAATTGCAGTTTTACCATTATTCAATCCAAAATAAAAATGGAATGGTGCCCCAACTATGACTTGATTTGTGACCTGTGGTGTTGGTAATGGCTGACCACTAACATCAAAATTAGTTATTATACCTAATTTAGTTGTTGATGATTGGAAATAAGGATCCACATTGAAATCCAAATTTTGATACCCTTTATGGAAAAAAGGAGAGTACGTATACCAATTATTATTTTCAGAACCAAAAATGTTTGGTGACGACTCTAATCTCCATTGGTAATGAGGAACATCTTGTGTTTTTGGGAATCCATAATAATCCTCAATTAAAGGTATTTGACTATAAGTCTCAAAACCAGGGGTTAGTCTTCTTCTATATTTATATTCATTTGTTGGTGACTCAAATAAAATACCAAATACAGGTCTTGGTGGTGATTGGTTATCATCTCCAAAATAAATTGAGTTTGGATTAGGGTAATTTTCAAAAATAAACGGATTAATTTTCCATTCAGAATTTATCGATAATGCTTGTGCAAAATCACCGTCTATTCTATCAGCCTTTCTAGTACTATTGAAGAATTGTATAATACCTTTACCTTCTGTACTACCACCACCTGTTGTAATAGGTAATATCGCCTGTCTAAACGTATCATTTAACAATCTCGATAAGAACCCTATCTGAATTAAATCTGACGTATCTTGGTATGAGGTTGACTTAACTTGATCCACCATATAACCATTAAAATTAGAATTATTACATATCTCAGTAATAAATTGATCTCTAGGCCCTAAATCGGCAATAGTGGTTGGGAATTGTATTTGTTTTTCATTATATCCCAAACCAGGATATCCGTTAACTATTGATGATGGCCATAATGGGTTAATCAAAGGCTTACTTTTTCCGATGAATTGTTGTGAACTTTCTTTCCATGGTGAAGATCTATAATAGAAACCATTACTTAATTCATTAAAAACAATAACATCGTCACAATAATTATATGTTGGTGTGTTAGGATCTTGTATTGTGTATGTTGCGGTCTTATTAAATGAGAACATATATAATACCCCGTTTATCCAATTATTTTGGAACACTTGTGCAAATACACCACGACAAGCGGCAAACGTAATTGTAAACCTTGTCTTCCATTCTAAGAATAATTTTACATCTTCATCATACTCTGAAATGTATTTTTTATTTAATAAACAATAACATCCCTTTTTAACTCTACCCTCAGGAACAATACATTGATCAGCAGGTATAACTGTAACATTACTTCCTGAACCTTGATAACATTGTAATGAAACCATATCATCACAAGTTAATGTTGACGCAATGGATGCAATTCCATCTGGTAAATCAAATTGATTACCTGAAGCCAAATCACTCGCAACACCTGTACTTGATGTTGATGCAGTTCCGTCGGAACTATAATACGTGAAATTGTTATTTTGGTGTAACGCAAAACCTGTTACCGAACCAGCACCATTTTCAGTTTTTGTGGATGTTGGTAGTCGGTCACTTCTCATTACCATTTTAGTTTTATCATTAAAATTAACACCAGGTAACCCATATCTATAGTAAACAGGTGAATATAACGCATTTAAGTGACCTGATGGTACATCTCCTATTTCTCCTTTAGCCGGATCACCAGTATTAGGTGTGTCCGCATTATTACTATTACCACAAGAAGGATAAGACGTATTAGATCGTGAACCTAAGAATGTACCACCACCAATATAGTCTGAGGTTAATCTTGGTAATGTAAAATTACTAACAGATAATATTGTTCTTTGAGTACTTACGGTTAAAGAATTTAATCCAGACCAAAGAGTATATGGAGTATAATTGGCAACACTAGTGTCATCAGTAGAAAGATAGTAATAAGGGTAATTTGAGGTAAATGCCGTGTAGTTAGGGTTAGCTCCAACCGCAGGTCCTATATTAAAATTATATGAAGGAAAATACAGATTAGTCGCACTATTTGTTGCGGTATTATGACTAGCGGGTTTTAACCCCGTTGGTTGTATTGGTACATTTAAATAGTAATCACCTTCAGGTGTTATAACATTACCAAACGCTTGGCCAAATATTCTTGATAAATCATATTTAATTTTTTGTGGTGCGGTATGTACGTCAACACCCCTAGTTAATATAATAATTTCAAAATTTTCATAATTTGTCATTTGAGTAAAGGCCTCACCCGCATCATATTCTGGATTATAATAACTACTTCCACAACAATATTTAAATTTAATTCTATGTTTTAAGAACGATGATGTTGGTAATGTACCTAAGTCACCCCCACTTAAAGCAAAGAAATCAGATGCCGTCATACCTGTTATCATCTGAAAATATTCAACATCAGTAGGGTACTGTAAATAACTAGTTTCACTATTCGGTGTTGATGCGGTAACATTTGTAATGATTGGTTGATTAATAATAATACTTACCGGAGGCGCAAAACTACTATTATTTGCAGGGTTAGCGTAATTAACGATTATTGATGTTGTTCCCGTTATTGTGGTACCCGTAATTGCATTATTACCAAATTGGTTTAAAGTACCTCCCGTTACGTTAACGTAACCATTCGATAATAATGGATCATTAAAACTAATTGGTTTTCCAACTTGCATTTGATCTTTTGTTCCAGGATTAGCTAAAAGAACAATAATTTGATCCTCAAAATGAAGATTACCCAAAGATTGGTTAACATAAGTTTTAATTCTGTTTACACCACTAAAGTATTTATCTCTCGTATTAAATTCGTTCAATTTTTGTGGAAACGTTTCTTGGGTTGGGAAACCCCAACTTCTTGGGTCTTCACCCCCATTATCCCATGCCGCAAATATAAATGGTTGAGGTGCGTGGTATAATGCAAATTCATCACTAAATATTGTTGTTTCACCTACTACGCCCGTTGAACTTAATATGTCGTACCCAGAAAACATCCTTTGATAGTCAACAATACCTCTCGCAGCAACTTCAGGTGTTATATCTTGTTGCATCGCCGCAGTAATTAATGATGGCACACCACAATTAGTACATGAGTCAGTCGCATCATCAAGACAATCCCCACCCCAAAACGGACCTTGATCACGTGTCATTTGATTCTCAACTGGGTTATTTTGACTATTAGGGTGGATAACATTATATGATGCCGGAGTATTAACGGGAGCTAAAAATCCGTTTGCCTGACCAAGTTGGATGTCAACGGTATCTTCTTGTTGCGCCGCAATTGAATCATTAACCGAATTTGCATCAATATCATCTTCCAAAGTCGCAGGACCACAATCGCAATCACAACTTGTACACTCAGGATAAGATATCATAGGTAAACCTATCCTTGGGAAATTCTTTATCTTAAGTAAGTATTTGATTGTAAACGCAATGAACGCAATTGATAATGCCAATCGGAATAAGAACGATAACGCTTGTGCGGCAATTCTTAATATCAAACCAAAATTAATTACAGGTCCACCTAATGGTGCAAATGCAAATACCTCAATTAACGAGTTTATCCAGTCAATCATATCCCTTATCGCATCAAAAGCGAAATAGATTCCTAAAACGATTAACAGGTACTTTAAAACAGGCCATGCCCATGCTATGAAGTGGGCGACAAATAATAATACTAATAATGGGAATGTTAAAATATTAATTAGTATGTTAAATATGAAAAATATGAAATCAAAATTTCTAATAATATCGTTAGCAGGAAATGTGTTAACCGTTGATTTACAACTTCTATCATCAATTTCCTTAATCCCTAAATGTCTTGCTCTTGAAACTCCATTTTTGTATCTATCAAGAAACATTGCGGTTGTATAAACTTTATTGTAGTTCATTTCGTAGAACGTATCCTCACAATTGATTGCAGATAATGGGTCAACATAATCATCCCAATCTAAACTAAATGTATATGATCTTAATAAATCAAAATAATTCTGAGGATAAAAAGTAAAATTAACTTCCTGTTGTTGGGTATTATCTATTGGTTCTGATACCGCCAAAATAATGTCACCGGCATTAACGGGTATAACCGTTATATCACCATAATAAGGTTGTGGTCCACTACCACTATCAATATAAATCGTAAAGTTTTTACTATTAATAGAATCATTAAATAAAAGACCACCATTCGTTGTTGCAATTGTTGACCCCGTATATTGTGGTGGATTAATAGGGAATGTCGATGGCATTATAATAGAAAATGGTGTTGTCGAACTTGGATCAAATGGATCTGTACTACTTGATGACCAACCATGTTCTTTAATGTTTGGAACTAAGAAATTTGCTCGTTGGAACTCATTCTGTAATCCACCTTCATTACTCCATTTAAATTTAAATCTATATCTTCCTTTTGTTGGTATTCCCTTTGTTGGGTCATTAGATATTACTTGTTCACCGAATTCATTTGTAACAATATAATCCAAGTTCATTGGTACATTTGCCAAAAATGAACCATCTCCATCTATAATCTTACCATCTTGTTCAAACTTATGTTCTTCAAGAACTGGTAAATTGTTTTTATCAGGATATATTGTTTGTCTAATAGATAATATTTGACCCGGCCCTGAGATTAACTCACATAAGTTACCTGTATTATTTTTTGGTTTACAATTTGTCTTAAGTGCATCATCGTTAGTTGTCGAAATAAGAGACCCCATGAAAATTGCATTAGGTCTAATAGTTACGTTTGCTTCATTGGTTAAATCAAAATCAACTCTCGTAATTCCTATTTGACAAATGTCTTCTTGACCCCAAAGAGGTGATATGTCAACATTTTTATTTAATGTTTTAATCTGTGGTAATTCACTTAAATTTGATGACTTCTTAAATGTAGACCCATTTACTTGTGTTTCAGTTGCCTGACCCGCATTAATTAAGTCTTGTGGTGTTAATGAGAAACACCCAATATCGGATAAATCAACATCCATAAAAACAGTTTGAGTTCCAACAGGAACTCCAAATATCATATAATCACCACTATCATTTGTTTTAACAGTGTATTTGTAATATTTGTCGTAAACTTCAATGTAAGTTTGATCTAATAGAACTTCTTCCCTATTTGGAAAAGTCCCTGTTGCCGAATGGACACTATATGACGGATCATGAGGTAATAGATTATATCTATAACCAGCATCATTATTGTCAGATAAAGTTTTATATGGGTATAATTCAGATATTGTTGGGTCTAACTCATCTTCTGAAGTTAATGGTACGAATATAGACACCCTAGCGTTTGGTAACCCAAAACCACCGTTTACTATAATTCTACCGACTATAACTCCATAGTCCGAACATACCTTCGTATAAAGATCTGATTGGTTAATTTTTAAAGATAGGATTTCTAAAGAATCAAAATCTTGATCTAACTTTACGTTGATGTATTTGTCGACACCTACTTGGGTCCTTATTCTATATGATTTCGGCATTAAAGTCTTTTTTGATAAATAGTTTATTTCCTATTTTCAAAAAATAGTTCTAATTAAAAAAAAATAAATTATCAGGAGAAATTAACTGTACTTAAATTGATAACTCTAACGTTTATATCTTTGTTAGGGAATCTAATTTGGTAGATTTGTGTAGGTTCTGCGAAAATTGTGTCTGCAATTAATTGGATTTGTTTTGTTGCAGGATCTAAATATTTCTGAGATGTTTGGTTTGAAGAGTACTGACCCCCAACCTTATTAAAGAATTCCATATCAGAAATACTCACTACACCATTTTCCGCTTGAATCAATCTTCTTAATTCAGATACAACAACATTTTGACCTAATTGTCTTGTTGTTGGACTAAAGTATGTTGTAATGATGTCAATAATTTTAGATACAATTGCTCCTTGGTTTTGACTAGCATCCAACACAACATCAACATTAACCGCCAAGTCAATAGGGTTCGCACTTTCAATTGAAATGTAGTCATTAATCATCCTGTAGTTTGATAGGTAACTTGCAACATTACTTTTTAAAGTATTTGATATTGTATCAGTTAAATTACCACTTGTGTCGTAAGATAACATTTTTATTTTTATCATGTTATTTTCCTCAGTAATTGCAACCTTTGCCGGTGCACCAAACTGAGAAGGCATTGTTCTAATAATTGATTCGTAGTCATTTATTGTAACCGCTCTATTTTGAGCAGAGAAGTTATATGAGACCATATTTCTTACTTCTTCGAGTGTTGGTGCGTTTGCCCCTCCAATCGCTGCCGTAACGTTATTACATTTCAATGTATTAATAACAGATCTGTTAACACTTTCTGAAGGACCATTAACAAAGAATGAAACCGTACCAATTTGGTTGATAACATTAATACCTAAGTTAGTCGCTTGTCCTCCACCAACTCTGTACTGTATAAACAATGTTGAGTTTGATTTAAGAGCGGCACCTAACGCTAAATTGTTAGAGTATTTGTTTAAGTCAAATCCTTTACCTGATCTTGCAAAGTCCCTAAGTTGTTCTTCCGCAGAAACATTACCACCACCAAATGTCATTTTTAAATAACCTTCAGGTGTGTATTCTGACGTAAACTTAGTGTTAGTTAAAATATATTTACCAACCTTAATACCAGGTTGATCAGAAACTTTAGTTGGATCTTCGATGAATACTCTGTCTTCAGCAAGTGCCTTAACTTCATACCATCTATTTTCTAAACCTAAAAATTCTTGTGGATTTGGAATTGTATTATATTGTGTCCCGTCTTTTAAAAGAACACTTGTTATACCTAAAACATTTTTTTCAGGTAAGAATAATTCAAAGAATGGTTTCACATCATTTGGTGTGATAACTCGTTTGAAGACTTTTGTGAATCCGTTTACAACAACCTCTCTTTTTGTAATGGTGTAATTTAACAGTTTACCATTAGCATCAAAGTTAGGTATTTTTAACCTATTTAATGTTCCTTCAGAATTTATTGCTGAAGCAAAATCAATGTCGTATACGGTTTCAAATGGTTGTCCCGCACCATTTACTTGGGATCCTCTTCTTAGGATACCACAATATCTTAAATCTTCTCTATCACCAAACGCAGGAACCGTTATTGAGAAATCAACTAATGCCACTGAAGGTCTTTGACCCGGAATTTTTAACCCGTAAGTCTTAGCGATATTATA